CTTTTTGGGTTGCGATGGCGGCGGTTGAATAAATACACATACTTTTGTAGTGGAGGGGGTGTCAACCATTATATGTATATATCGCGCAAAATAAGATAAACAATAAACCGTATATAAAGAATACTCCACAATACAATGTTTTCTACTACAATGACCAAAACAGCAACAATTGACCCCGATTCTACTGCTAAAAACGCATATAAGAATGTGTATGCGCAAACGACTACTCCTGCCGGCACCGAAATGAACTACAGTATGATTGATGCAATGCTGGAAAACGAGAAACAGCAGAACAAGAACGACGCATGGAATAAACTCGACAAGACCCAGAAGACAATTAACCTACATGCGTTCGCGGAGAAATATGGAAAAGAGCACGGATTGCCCATAAAGGAAATCAAGAGTCTGAAGGTATTCTTTAGCGATTGTCTCGATAAAGGCAAGCTACAGAAGACGCGCGATGTGGTGTATAACAAAGACACACACGAAATCGCGAGTATTCCCGCGCTGTTTTTCAATGCTACCACACGGGCATTTACGATCAAGACGACCGACCCCAAAAGGGTATCGACGCTTAAATCACTTACACCCAAACGTGCTTCGTCCAAGAAACCCGACGAAACAGTAGAACCAGAAATAGATGTATAAAAATATATGTGTGTATAGACGACACAAATATATAGACAAATCGCGGACAAAAAATACGGATACATATAAATGACATTCGAGATTGAATGGACAAAAACTACTACAAGCGATTCTGTTCGTGAAATATACGATGAACAAACCGGTCAAAATGTGATATGTATTTTGAATGGGTCATCTGTTGGTAAATCGACGGATTATGGGAACGGCTTTTATTCCGTATTTTCTGGTGGCATTCAAATAAATTCTATAGCAGTAAACTCAACTCTTACCTACATCTATGTAGTTCAATATCGACCAATTGGTTCAACCCCCGCGATTTGTATATCGAACGATGAAGGTAATTCATTTTTTGAGGCAACCGTACAGCTCAATGGTGGATATATATGGACAAGCCAAGACGGCCAATTTGTAGTAGCCGGCGGAGGCAGCAACGCAACGTATTCAAACGATTACGGCGATACGTGGAACACAACCAATACGATAGTGTTTTCGACCGATTACGGCGATACATGGAACGCAAGTAGTACGGAGATTATTGGCGTGCGCGGTATTTGCGGCGATGGGGCGCAAACCGTGTATGTCAACACGACCGCAAATCAAATATTTAAGTCGACCAATTCCGGTGCCACGTTTACGCAAGTATACGCATCCGCTGGGCTAACACTGATTTGTAGTAGCAACGGCAAACACGTTTGGACTGGCAATGCACATTCATCCGATTATGGCGTCACATGGACAACGGCACAAATCCCGGATTTCAAATATCTAACGTGTAGTAATAATGGACAATATTTGATAGGGATGTATGATTTGCCAGACGGAACTCTTTCATTGATGACTTCGTCGGATTATGGAACGACATTCGTATCAAATACACTTCCTACTGGAACCATCAATACCGCATCTTATTACGTAAAAATTGGCCGCAGCGGAAAAGCGTACTATTACACCGGAAACAATGAGTTATATACCGGCAAAATAATTACTTACACTACTTCGTCCGTTCAGTGGGAAAAACTCCAGCCTACTATTATCAATAATGTGAATGGCTATTCCAATGTATTAGAACCGTTTCCGATGTCTAAGCATATTAAAACCGATACAACCGGCCAAAACGTAGGATTTTATACATATAGCCCTACTAATAGTTCCGGTGCTTGGGTTATGTCGACAGACTACGGAGAAACGTTTACGTATACAGATATTAATGCTTATCCATATAGGTCAGGTACTATTGACGAAGACTCGTATGAATTTGTTGCTTGCAGTCAAAACTTACAATATGTATATATATCTCTGCTGGCGAATAATCATACACAACCGAGTAATCCTTATTCTGGAATTGTAGTATCATCATCTGACTACGGAGCTACGTTTAATAGGTTGTCTGGAATACCACTGGGGTTTAATACGCTTTATACTATAGCATGTAATTCTACCGGACAGTACGTTTATGCCGGAATATTTGACGCCCCACAAGGAACTTCTAAAAAAATGTATTACTCGTCCAATTACGGCGCAACATGGTCCGAAAGTTCAGCGGCAGACGTATTTTGGCAAAGCATAACAACGAGCGCAAATGGTCAGCGCGTTATTGCGGGCGGAGCATTCAATTCTTTTATATACCCAACGCGAGTATCCATTTCAAATGATTACGGAGCAACATTTTCATTGATTGGTCCAATAGTACCCGGTTTAAGAGTAAACCAGTTCGACTGTGATACTACCGGACAATACGTTGTTGCTGCCACGACTGGTGGAGTATATCGTTCAACCGATTATGGCGTAACTTGGACACAACCCAATGCTCCTATAATGAACAATCAAACATACAAGTATATATCGTGTGATTCCACTGGACAATATATATTGGTATACGATAATAGTGTCAAAGATAAAAATACCTACTTGTCATCGGACGGCGGAATGACGTGGGAACAACAAGGTATAGCCAATCGAAAAGGTACAGAAAATGTGGGGTTAGGTATAGCAATTAGTAAAAATTCGTTATATCGGTATTCGGCAATATCGTCTGACTATATATATCGGAACATTGGATCTCCTCCTGCGCCCCCCGCCCCGGTTCCTTGTTTCAAAGAAAATACTCAAATACTTACTAACCGTGGCTACGTTCCCGTCCAATCCCTCCAAAAGGGCGATTTGGTACAAACCTATATCCACGGCTATCGCCCCGTCGCGCTCATCGGCCGAAAACAAATCCGCCATTCGGCAACCGCTCCCGCCCAAGACCGGCTATACCGATGTGCCCATCCGGGAGTATTCGGCGAGTTGGTATTGACCGGCATGCATTCCGTGCTCGTGGACGGATTCCAGAACGAGGCGCAATGCGACCGCACCGCCCAGTTATCAGGCGGCGAGCTCTTTATGACCGACGACAAATTCCGACTCCCGGTATGCGCCGACGAATCCCGCGCGAAAGTATACGACGTTCCCGGAACACATACCATTTATCATTTCGCGTTAGAACACGACAACCCGCAAAAAAACTACGGAATATACGCCAACGGTGTACTGGTGGAAACGTGTTCCAAATACTATTTAACCGAACTCTCGAAAATGACGCTCTACTAACGTTTATAATCCACACGACCAGACATTAAAAAATATGCCGAAAAAACGATACAAACAAACGTATAGTATGTACATATACTACACTATGTCCAACGATAATAATACCGATAACGACAATGATAACGACAACGAATCATTTATGTCCTGTTTAGAAGACGATGCCGACGACGAAACCGACGTTCAATTGCTCGAATGTATGGAAGAAGAGGATTGGTACGAAATCGAAACACAGGCAAAACAATACATCGACGAATACATCTCCGACAACCTCGTCGGGTTTTCGTCGCCCCTTTTCGCCTCCAAAATCGCCGAAGACGTAGCCGAGACGATTCTCCCGGAATGTTCCGAAGAAGAATTCGACCAGCTCAAAGACTGGGCGACGAAATGGGTGGAGGAGTATTTTTGTATGGTCGGTCTTCCCCCAAGACAGGAGGAACATCATTGCGAAACCGGACTCTCGATTTCCGAGGCATATCCGCATATAGAACGTATTCTGGCCGAATCGCAGCACAAACAGCGGACGGCGGAATGGTATGAATCGAGACACAATATGTTGACGGCGAGTAATTTATGGAAGGTATTCGGGAGTCAGGCGCAATACAATAGTCTGGTCTACGAGAAATGTAAACCAATCAACACTTTTTTCATGGAAAAACGGTCGCAAATCAACGTCGACAGCGACAACCCGCTCCACATCGGAATCAAATACGAACCACTCTCGGTCCAACTATACGAACAACGGTTCGGCGCCAAGGTGTCCGATGTGGGCTGTATTACCCATCCCGCCTACCCCTATTTGGGCGCATCGCCCGACGGGGTTCATACCGACCCAGCGTTGCCATTATATGGTCGTATGATTGAGGTGAAGAATATTGTCAACCGCGAAATAACCGGCATCCCCCTGGAATCCTACTGGATCCAAATGCAGGTTCAAATGGAAGTGTGCGACCTGGAAGAATGCGATTTCATCGAGACCCGGTTTATGGATATAACCGAGAAACCCGCGGACGATTGCCCCGACCAAACTGGCAAAATCCTGTATTTAATCCCGCGGTCCCACTCGGAAGAGATTCGAGCGGAATACGTCTATATGCCACTGGATATTGCCACGTTTTCGGAGGCAGACACGGAGTGGACGGAGGCACAGCGCGTGAAATACGCTGCTACGCATATTCTGTATAAAACATCGTATTGGCGTCTGGACCAATTTTCGTGTATTTTGGTTCGAAGGAATCGAGAGTGGTTCGCGAAAGCGCAACCTAAAATCGCGGAAATGTGGGAGACGATTGTGCGCGAACGCGAAACGGGCTATGAACATCGCGCGGCGGTCTCTCGAAAAGTCAAACCCGAAGTAGTTTGTTCGGACACGTCGACCAGTCATTATATACGAAATATGCCGTTCAGTTCGAATGTTTGTTTGGTGAAATTGGGGTAGACAACCATTTTATCATTTGACATACACATTAGATATATAAAGATGTGTTATATATCTATTTATCATGAATAGAGATATTGAATATGAAAATAGTAATGTTGCATACGACCAGCAATATACAGAAGGAGGAATAAAATGTAAAAATTACATAATATGCAAGACTGTATTACCCAAATAGTGGTTTGAATGTAAGTCGTCTTATCTATGTACTAACTGTGATATGATGTTTGCTGGAATTTTGGAAAGTGGTGGAAATGTAGAGTGTCCAATATGTTTAGACGTGAAAAAATGTATATCACAACCAAGATGCAATCATTCGTTATGTGTTGATTGTTTTACAAGGTGTCATTATGGTGATGAAACCAATCTACGACGTTGTCCAATATGTCGTAACTGATCTTGTATACAATATTTATTTATACAAGATTCTAAATATTTATCGTCTTCGAACATGCATGAGGGGAACATACGACCCGTTGTTATCATCACCTCCTAGCGACCGGTCATTATAAACGCGGTTTATCGCTTGCTCTTTGCGAAACCGAACATAGTCAGACGAGTCGGCAACGAAACGGACATTACACGACGAAGCAGGTACGCCGGTTGCGTCGCACTGCTGAGGAATGGCACCGATATGGCCTCCGCGGTTGTATCGAGTCATGTTGGTGGGGTTGGGGCCTCCGCAAGAGTAGTTGACGCGGCCCAAAAAGTCGCCGGAATTGTTGACAGCACGGAATGGAGTGGTTATTCGCTTGTATGTGTTAACAGTTCCACTTGCGAAGGCGCCGTTCCACGAGTTGCGGAGAATCTTACGCACAGACGTAGATTCGCCGTCTCGGTAGTTTGTAATCGTTTGACGAGGAGAAATACCATTGAAAGCACCGCCGCCTAAATTTGACATTCGTTTATACATTATAGTATATATTTTTGTGTCATGGAGACGGACAACGAAGTACCCGCATTATCCAACGAAGTACTGCCAAACGAAGTACTGCCAAACGAAGTACTGCCAAACGAAGTACTGCCAAACGAAGTACTGCCAAACGAAGTACTGCCAGAAAACGAAGTATTAATAGACAATACAGCACAAAAGAGTATCGACAAATTGACTCTCGAATTATTGGTAAACAAAGGACAATACCGTAAATATTTAGAAAAAACGGACCCGGCAGAGTACAAAAAAAAGCAGGAAAACTATGACCGCTATACGAAATACCGAACCCGCATTCGGTCGTTGATGACAGAATTACTAAATGACTATTCCGTTTCCGGAAATTCGCCCCATTTAGGCAATTCCGATATACAACACATTTTCGAGGCGTTTATTCAGAAAAGCATTTACTATTTCGAGACCAAAGAGTTCGATTCGCGCGCGTGCGAAGACGCCGACATCGATGCCGACGTTTTGTTCGGAGAAATCGACGCCCCTGCCACGTCATTGCCGTCTACGTTTTCAGCGCCGTTCGCGAATCATTATCGTCCGGGGAAATCGTTCTGGGGGAAAAACATCAAAAAAGCGGATAAATAAGGTGTGTGTTCGAGAGTATATACGGATATAATATAAACCACCGATGTTTGATTTTTTCTTTCATCCAACCGCCGGTGCGGGGAGACACAAACGCACCCGAAAACACGCGGCAAACCGAAAGCTCAAAACAATGAAATGTAATCCAGTATCGGGGAAAATCGGCGCACACGACTCTTGTTATACTCCGCAAATTTTGGAGAAAATCCGGGTCGAATACAACAAATCGCACCATTCGGACCCGATAACCGAAACAGAACCAACCAAACTCTGGTTGGAACTGCGCGACCGACTCACGCATTGTTCCGCAGAGGATTGTTGGCTATCTGAAATCAAGGATGCAACGACACGGAAACAAATCGACCGCTATATTTTCGCACCGGACAAACCGTATGAATGGAAAGCGAACCCGAACGAATGGCTCTCGAATTATGACATCCTGAATGTGTTGGAGCAATACGAGCACAATTACAAACACTTCGAGTTTATTGGTCCGACGCCGATCGATTTCGACACCAAAGTCGGGAGTAATCGGCAATGCGTGCTGGATGAGCTATGCAAGTTTTCGTTGAGTAAACATATACGGAATGGCAAAACAATGTTCGGCGTAGTGTTTAATTTAGACAAACATGACGAGAGTGGTTCGCATTGGGTCTCGATGTTTATCAATGTATCCAAACGATTTCTGTTTTATTTCGACAGCGCAGGTGGAAACATGCCTCACGAAGTTCGCACATTGATTACACGCATCCAAAAACAAGCGAAGGACCAGGGATTCCAGTTTAAAGAATACGCGAATGGCCGACACACGCATCAAAGGGGAAATACCGAATGTGGTGTATACTCTCTGTTTTTCATTATAACGATGTTGACTGGACGGACCAAACCGAATGGCCGAAAGATGTCGCACGCGAGAGTGTTCGACCTGTTCTTGAACAAACATATACCAGACAAAACCATAGCGACGTATCGAAACGAGTATTTTAATGTTTAGACGCGGGAACTGATGCCTATGCTTCGCAATGGCATCAGTTCCATCGTCTTGCCATATATGCTGGTCATGTGGATTTTAATCCACACGACCAGACATTAATGGTTAGACGCGGGGATTGATATCGAGAGTCATTTTGTCATTTTATAATGCTATAATATAACAGTATAAAATGGGACGTCGCACTCGCAAGCGAAAACCACTTCATCGCAAACGAACATTACACCGTAATATGCGTGGCGGAAGACTCGACATGAAGACACTACTACAAGCTACGGTTCTGTTTGCCAAGCAAAACGAAATCGAGTATGGAGTTCCGGTGGTTGCAACGGCTCCCGATAGTCAGAGTGCGACCACAAATAAAGATTTCGAGCGTAAACAAACGGAATACTATCGTAAACAAACGGAATACTATACGAAGTATTATCTACTCTTGCGAATGAGCATGGATTATGCCGATGGGTTAGAGAAAACAACCCAAACCCTTTCGATTTCAAGAGAACACAAGAGTTTTCGTTCAAACATTGTAGTTCCGTTCAATGAATATTTACACAAAGTCGATAGTGGCGAGACTGACTCAAAAGTCATTGTCGACGACTCTATTACTTTTACCAATATTTTATCCTCGACATCTACACAGAAAAACCTGGCCAAAAGTATTGTAGATAACTTGAAAGGCAACAATTTCCAAAAAGTAATAGAAGATTCCGAAACATTAAAGGCGTCATTCCCCGACAAAAAGCCCGAATACAAGACAACCGTGGAAATATTAGATGTCATTATTGTATTATCGTCTGTCGCACAGTTTATTAACACACATCCGATTGACCCAAAACTACTCTCGAAAGCAAAAAAAACATACTCACAACCCACAGGCAATGCCACAGATATAACCAAACAGATAGACACCCTAAACACCCTATACGTCGAACTAACCACTCTCGGCAAAGAGGTGAATGTATTAAAAACATCCGACACATCGAGAGTAAATCCAGATGTGGACGCACTGGTAAAACAAATCTCCGACGACCTTGTCGTCGTAAAGGTTGATGATCCCAAAAATACAGCCGCAGACAACCAGAAAAAACGTGAGCTGACCCACGTACTCCCGTATTTCCTCCAAATATACGAGAAATTGTATTCGAACGCAATGGACCAGAAGATCGAGGTGAACAAGCACCCGGTTTCCACCCGGCTGATCATGGAGTTCGTTACCCGCAAGATACGCGAGATTGAAACCAAACATCCCCACCCCGAATTGTTCGACACAATGTATTATTATTGGGGTCTCTTCGACCTGCGCATTTCGCTACAGTTCTTAGACTACTATATGAACACGATCTACGACGCGCTAAGCATGAAAGACTCGCCTGGACAAATTATGACCGTGGTCGAAAAGCAATTGGGCGACGCAGGAAGTTTTCCGGAATGGGATAGCGACAACACGAAACCGAGAGGATATAAGATTTATTCGAAGACGGTCGGACAAAAACGGAATCCGATTATGAACGCCAATAGCGACATTCTGGCACTTACGTCCAACCCATTTAAGCCATACAATCCACTCATTAATACGTTCAATACGATGCTGGAAACGAACGAGAATGGCGCGCTTCAAGTGGTCAAGAATGTCGAATCGGATATCGTACCACTGGACGTCGAACCGAAAAAATAATGTCTATTCGGGAGTATACATGAAAAATGAATCGTATATACGTTTGTGTCATTGTATAATTATAGCCAACGATGGTATACAATGAGTTTAGAAGAACTTGCCGATAATTCAAGAACCGATAAAAACACTACGCATTCCTATTTGCCGCTCTACCAACAATTGCTGTTTTCCAAAAAGGAAACGGCGAAGAATGTATTAGAGGTCGGTATATGCCATGGCGGAAGCATCAAACTATGGAGCGATTTCTTCACAAACGCAACTGTATATGGTATTGATGTGATGAGTCTATACAGTATATGGGAAGGCATACGAAAAGAGGGTATTGTATTACATACCTCAAGCGACGCATACAATACTGAGTTTTTTACGACCAATTTTCTAAACAAAAACATAAAATGCGATTTTATGCTGGATGACGGGCCACACACCCTGGAAAGCATGCAACAATTTATACAACTATACTCTCAAATCATGACGGACGACGGTATTTTAATAGTGGAAGATGTTCAGAAGTGGGAGTGGGTCGATACACTAAAGGCCGCGGTTCCGGAAGACCTGAAACAATATATCAAAGTCTACGATTTACGCGCAACCAAGGGCCGATACGATGACATTGTGTTTACGATTGATAAAACCATTAGTACACAAAACATTACCATCACAATATAACACACGATTATTATAATTTAT